GTGCCGGATGCCACACGGACCTTGACATTTTCGGCAATTCCGGTGGCATTGGCGTCAATTACCATGCCGGGAGTAGGCGAAGCATTCAGGTTGTCTACAATGATATTTTTCAGCCGGATATTCAGAGCTTCATCGGTCACATTCTCAATGTTGCCAGTTGCAAAGTCGCCCCGGATATCGATGTCGATCAGTTCTGAATCATCCACGCCGTTGAGTTGGATATTGGACTGCTTTTGTGTGCCGGTCGTTGATTCGTAATATTTCCAACCATTAATCTTTAAGCGGGTAGCGTTTGCGTCGGTGACGATACAGTCCGTGGTAGCGACCGCTGCGGCGTCAAAATATTCGCCGTTGATAATAGTAAATCCGGCTGCATTTACGTCAATTGGACCCGTCAGCGCGTCGATCGCCGCCACGAAACGAGGATTAATAAGCGTGATATTTGCCGCATCGATGTCCATATCTGCGGCAACGTCGGTTCCGAATGAGATTGTTGCGCGATTGGAACCGTTGCCAAGGAATACGATAGTGATACCAGCAATATCTAAGTCAAGTCCTGCGGCTGCAATAACGCTTTCAGTGTGACCGGGCGCAACAAATATTATATCGCCATTGTTTGCTGTGCATAATTCTTTTGCGGCTTCAATAGTGGCCAAAGCCGTTTCCCATGACTGACCGTCTCTGGTATCCGCCCCCGTATTGCTGTCAGCGTAAAAAACATTGCCACCCATCTTCAGCCCGCCAGCTAGTTGTTCAAGATAGACAAAGTCTGGAATTACATTAAACCCATCTGGGATACCCATTGTTCTAACCTCCTTAAGGTTAATCCGACTGTCGTGCCAGATTATATATTGCTTTGTAAATTAATGGCTGACTAAAAAAACTAGTCAGCCATTTTATAGTTTTTAATTAAGCAGTTCCCGCGACAGGCGAAATATGCAGTTCCCCGATAATTGAATTAGTGACAAGGTTACTGATCGGGAATTTTCGACCCTGATACTGCAGGGCATAAATTTCACCAACTACCGTATTGGTTCCGGCGCGAATGACTGAAAGGCGAAGGAATCTCTTTAGGGGTTTGTAAATGTCAAGCCAAACAACATCGTTGGTTGATGCGGCAACCACTTTTGTGTCGGCGAGGTCAGCCGCGGAAGCCATTCCTGTGGTGTCATCCTCCTGCGCTTTGATATAATTACCTGCATTGGCCGTTGCGATGGTCGTAAAAAATAAGCAACCGTCGAATCCGGACATATCAATTTCGTCGCTGATGACTTCGGTTCCAGCAGTGGATGATACGTCTTTAATTTTTGTGATTTTTACTTCACTGGATAGATTCATTTTCGTTCCTCCTTTAATTTTTTTGAGCAACGCCCCAGCAGGGAAATGCCAGGACGTTAACAAATAGTAGTTATTGATTAGGTTCCCAGTTTTACCCTGGAGAACGCTTCCGCGCGTGCCGGAGCAGCGTCACTTTCTGCCCTAGCCACGAAACCAATTTTGTTGTTTAAGCTAAAGAGCTCAATCAAGCGCTGGATTTCCATATTAAGAGCATTGACGATCCAATAAAACCGGAAATCTCCGATGATTCCTACATACTGACTAGCCGAAAAAGTATGGGGTGCAAATTCTGACATAGTGTAAGGAATCTCTAGGATAGTATCCGGTTGCCCGCTTGTTAATCCGGCCATCCAAATATAATTACCATTGGCATCTTTCAGCTTGCGGACCCCCTTGATCGCGTCACGATGGAACAACCAGCGAGCATTTTTAAGATATTGAGACTTGAGTGAGAATTTTGCCTCAATAAGTCCGTCACCCTTTATGTCTGTAGCGGTATTTCCCGTGGAAACGTCACGAGAGGTCGGGATCCCGTCATCACTTGCTGTAAATATTCCTAACGGTTGATTGGATCCGGATCCGGTCATGTATGCTTTTTCCTTAGTTCCTCCAAGTACATAGGCCAATTCTTCTCTGACTATTGACTCGGGATCCATCGCCGTTCCGAGTCTGAGAAGCTTCCCTGAAACCTTAACAAGTTTACTAAGCGGATGGGGGGTCAATTCCCGTTTGCCAAAAGTAATACCATCATCCTCATTGGCCGTTGACACCTCGCCCGTCCAATCAAAGTCATCAAGCGTGCTTTCGCGGGTAGGAACCCCAAGACTTTCGGCTTTTTCAAGGGTGAAAGTTCTGGCAAGCTGCTCTATTACGAGAGCATCTTTTACATCGGCCAATAATTCGGCGACGAATTGTGTTGGTGCCACTAGGTATCCGCCTTGGGCAGCACTGTCGGCCTGAAGAGAGCGAATCTGTTCGCCGTTTAAAGCATCACGCCCACCACAGATATACTCACGGAAGGCATTGCGGTATTCTTTTGTATCACGGGGTTTGGTATTTCGTTGTTCGTCGCCATCTTGAGGATTTTCCGAGCTACCAAACCGCCCCTGACTCTCTCCCAGTTCGCGTTGCAGATTATCAAGCTTCTGGCGGCGCTCATTAGTCCGTACTTCTGCTTCGATTTCGGCTCCAATTGTGTCAACCTCTTTCATGATTCTCTCATACTGAGCATCTTCCTCGGTGGTAACGTCGCGGTTTTCCTTTTCCGCCGAATCAAATATGATCCTAGCCTCATTCACAAGTTCAGCGCGTTTTTGGCGCTTTTCGTTAAGTTTGCTCATTTTTTCGTCCTCCTGTACTGTTTTTTAGGGGTTTTTATCCTGTTTTTTGGCAATATAAAAACACTCTTAATGAGTGCTAATGCGGATAGTGATTAAGTTTTTGGCATTGTTACGGGTTCAAACTGCCCCTATAAAGCGTTAGCGCGGGATATTAGGTCAAGTTTTCGCTTCATGGCCTGCAATCTTGGGAAAGTTTCTGGGCTTTCCTGTTCTCGTTCGGGATCTGGCTCATCCGATGGAGTTGTCTGCGGTATCAAGAGGGGAATATTTACGAGTATCCTCTTAGCAATAGCATCGGCCATTCGACTAGCCATGTACTCGGACATCTCAAAATTGAGGTCATTGGAGCGCCCAACTCCTACGGTTGCATCCGCCGGAAGCGAAACGATACTAACCTCATATGGCATCCAGCGATTTGCGATTTCACAGGGACCAGCGAACCTGCCACATGACGACATTTTTCCATCCTTGACTACCTCCCAGTCATCGTCAAGGACGCGATAGCCTACCGATACGCCGCGAAGGGTGCCGCTTAGGACCTTTTGGAAAACGGAATCGCTCTGAACATCTGTGTCGAAACGGGCTTTTGCCTTACATTTCCGCTGGGTTTGGTCGAGATAGGGCTCCATGATACTACCAATTGGCAGCATAGAGCTATGCATATACAGGAGTACGCCCATGTCCCTAAGCCTAGCCATGTCGATTGCATTAGTTTCATGCCTGAGTATTTCTGTCCATGCGCCCGCAAACCAGGATTGACGTATCACGGGAGCTTCGCTCGAAAAACTTAAGGTGGCTACGCGTGTTGATTCGTCGATAGATGCACGCTCAAATGTCATTTCCCGGTAAAGGACTGGCGGCTTGTTGTTGTTCAATTTGGATCACCTCTTTTTTATTGTTTTGTAGTATCATGGCCAGTTTGGTCGGACGCTACCATGTTCAATGGTGTAAGATATTTCTTTCCCTGTTCATCGGGTAGTGGGTTCATGTTTTCTTTTTCGCGAATATCATCAGCAGATAACCACCCCCATTGTCTGCCGACAGAATAAGCGCTATACCTCGAGGCAATATCGCCACGCAAAAGGCCATCAACAAGGTGCTCAATATAGTATTTCTTGTGTTCGAGCGTGGTTAATAGCTTCATGTACATGCACTGTTCCCACCGAACACACCAAGGGCGTATTGTATCGCGGACAAACTCAAGGGATTGTTGCTCGATATTACTGAACGTTGCCTTCTCTAGGTCACCAATCATATGAGGCGGTACCCGATAAATACCTGCTATTTCTGCTTTTTGGAATTTACGTGTTTCTAAGAATTGGGCGTCTTCGGGGGGGATTCCCAATGATTGAAGCTTCATGCCTTCCTCGAGGAGCATCAGTCTGTGACTTTTTCCTAACCCGGCATGCTTCTCGGACAATTGCGACTTTAAATGCTTGTGTGCGCTGTCAGATAAAACTCCCGGATGCTCTACTATTGCACCAGGATGGGTTCCGTCGCCAAAGAATCTAGCCCCAAACTCCTCGGTTGCTAAGCCGAGGCCGATTGTTTCTCTAGCCATTCTAATTGGCGAATACCCCTTGATGCCATCGAATCCCAGCCCAGGAATGTGCAACACATTTTCTGTCGGTAAAATAACTTGCTCACCCGTGCCGAACGTATAGCGATAAATAAGTGGTCCGCTTCTCCTATCTCCTATATCGCCTAACATTTTTTCACGTTCAACGATAGTGCGGTCCGGTCGCATTGGCCAGAGTGCTATTGGGTACCCAGCGTTATTAAACTCAATCTCCGCATACCCATTACCCCATGTACTTATGTGTGCCTGCATAGTTTCGCGAACTATAAAGCTTGCCATTTCCGAATTCCCAATGTCATGCAAAACAGAATAAAGCGGATGCGAGAATGCTCTTTCCTTGCCTTCGTTAGGTAGTTTTCGGTAAACGTGTAACGGAAGCGATGCAATAGTCTCTGCTATGATCCGGACACAAGCAAAGACGGTCGAATAATACATTGCCGTCTTTTCATTCACTGTTGCGCCTGCTTTAGTTTCTGGGCTACCTCCAAAAAAGTCGAACATCCATTTACTTGGACTAGAAAGGGTAGATCCGCTTCGTTGGCCTATAAGCGGTCTAAATATACCCATTACATCACCTCCTTAACCCGATTATTCCAGCAGATAAACAGCATAGGCCAACAAAGATAAAGGCCGCTGGCCGATATATTTGCCAGATACCCACACTGGCAAGCAGGACTCCAACAATGATTAGGACGTCGGCAGTCTCGATAAAGTCCTTTTTGATTTTGAATTTGATCATCCCGCAAACACCTCTCTTGTTGTGTCTTCGTATATGGATTTTTTGGTATTAATCGCCCCGGCCGTAATAGCATCCATGCGTGCCTCCCAAGATAATATTGACGCCATCGCGAGGTCTATCTTATTTGGCGAATCATGGCGCTCTTTTTTTATAAGCCATAACACCTTACCTTCTTCATCTTTCATTGGTAGGTCATGCTTAAATGAATTCCCGATGTGCCGAGTTAACGTGCTATCTCCATTATGTGAAATATTGCCTCCTGTGATTGCCGTATTGTATCCTTCGAGCGCATATGACATAGGTTTACGGCGATTGGTCCACCACTCAATAACCTTATCCGCTCCATGATCCCCCGCCCATTTAGCTGTCCAAGATTGCCAGTATGGCGGATCGGCGTACATGCGCCACACGTTATATTCTTTAAAGGCAGCAGATACGGTTTCGTCAACTTCATTGACGGGGACTTGCCAGTCTTCTTTTCCAAACGGGCATTCCCACGCTCCCATTACCCACTGATACCCTGTCTCGACGTGTGTCGCCACAAGCCCCGTCGAGTCATGGAATTGGGAACCGTCGAAACCCAAGACGATTAGATCACCTTTTTTAACCGGGTTTTCCTTTACGATTAGCTGTTTCCAGCGTTCAGTATCGAATGCCTTATTGCTTGATTTGACCAAGCGATTACACCAGACTCGCTCCCAGTAACTGCGATCAGTCGTCGGATCGCGCCATAATTCCACGATGGCATCAATATCACTCCATGCTGCAGCAGGTCCAGACGCTTCTATGACCGCTGCGCGAGCTCCTTCTTCGGTCTCTAGGTCATGCTCATCGGAGGCTTGGCGATGAAAATAAAAAAGACGGGAATCCTTTATCCTGCCTTCGTTTATTGCGTTTGCATATTCCATCGTAGATTCTGCAACTGAGCCATTGCCCGGTTCCGGTGCCGTTGTTACCTCCAGTGCCCACGCGTCGGATAGTTTTCTTTTTGGCAAATTTGCCATCATGGTTTGGTGCGCTTTAATTAACCTCGGATTAGTCCACCAGTGTGTTTCATCCGCTAACTGAAAGGTTGTTCTCGCACCATCACGAGCACTAGGGCTACTTGACAATGAAATAGCTTTTCCGTCGCCATTTTTGCGCATGATGCGCTCTAGCCCAATGTCAAAATCATCCCTTAATGGTCCCTCTTCAAGAATTACTTTAAGGCATCCATAGGCTAGTTCATCTGATTGCTCCTCGGTATAGGCCACAAGTGGTATATATGGATCATTAACTGGTCCGCCTAATGGGTTCCCCTTTTTGTCAAACCCATAACACCTAACGGGTGCTTCGTGATGGAGCTCACACGCTGCTATCCATGCGGCTAGTTCTGTTTTGGCTAAGCCTTTTCTAACAGATATCCCAACCCGTTTAAATCTGCGTCGTCCTGCTTGTATGTGACTCATCGGAAATACTTCATACATACGCCAGATTAAGGCGCGTTTTTCGTCATCAAGTATCGCCGGCATACCACGTAAATCACCGGGGCCAAAAACAAGATTTTCCTCTATGAATTGGCAAACTAACGGTCCTAGTGTCGGCCAAGGTTCAAGATCATCAGGCACCATTAGGATGCTCATTTTACCACCCCAAGAATACCACGCGGATCAATGGAGGATGGGTCATGTTGTTTTTGTTGTGGCTTTCTTTTTTTCTCAGCCTCTTCGCCCTTGAGCACTTCCCACTGTAAACGACTACGATCAACCGGCGATAAACCGAAGCGGGCTTCCTGTAGTCTGATTTCGGATAATATTTCCTTATGAGGATTTTTATAATAATTATCAACCAATAGGGCAACACGGGCTAGGCCGTCAATATCAGTAGGTAAGTACTCGCCGGCCATGGGCGATTCCCAAACGTGCTTCCACCAAGCACGGGTAAGTCTATGGAACTTGCGCTTATCTGGATTTTGCAGTGCAGGGATTTTTACTTTTTCTTCCTGCTCGGGGTCATAATTTTGCAAGGTTGTTGCCCCCGATTTTTTAGTTCTGTTTTGCCTCATATGTGCCGGCTTGGGCATTCGTCCTTTTGGCATATTATTCAACTCCCAATTTCATACACAGAATAACCGTAC